TATTAAGCTTCGATTGTCTATTACTGGTTTTCAGTAATACAGAGACGATGGGCCCAGATATTTAATAGCGTGCCACGATTGACAATAGTTTATAGTCTATATATCATAATAAAGCCAAACGTGGCAGCATATCAGGAATGAGTAATAAAATTAATAATAATTTGAAAAATCATTATTAAAGTAGTAGTATTACATCTGACGTTTCCTTATTGGAACTGTATCGAATTCATAGTTTATAAAAAACACATCGGAATTCAATTAATTAAATGTCATAAGAATGCTTGCAAATGGGGCAGCGGTTGGTTTTTTGCTTGAATTATCTAAATCTATAAATTTTAATCTACCTTTAATAAATTCTATTTTAGGATTACAAGGCAGTAAATATTCGTGAAAATATTTAGTATCTGTTCTTGATGGAATTAATAATATAATTTTTTTACCTTTTTTATATTCTTCATTTACTTTTTTACTCCAATTTTTCAAATCAGAGTAAGGAGGATTAACAAAATTTTTTTCTTTCCATTCAATATTTAAGCCATTAAATGTTGGTTTATATGGGCAAGGATCAAAATAATCAATATATTTAATTTTAATATCTTCAGGTGTCCCCCAGTTATCAGATAATGACTTTTTAATATATCCTTCGGTTTCATTCATTATATTATATTTATTAATATTTTATTAATTTTTATAACTTTTTTTAATATTACTTGTTAAGTTTTAATTCTTCATCTAAATCATTTTTAGCCTTTGCTAATTTTTTTCTTATTTCATCTAATTGTGCTGGTGATTTTCCTCTAAATGATTTTTTTGCTTCATCTAATGCTGCTTTATATTTTGCCCTTGCTCTGTTTACTCTATCTTTTTTTAATTTTTTAATTTTTTCTCTTTTTTCTAAATTTAATATTTTATTTTTCATACCCTCTAATTTTTTTTCTCCTGATGCAATATTCTTTTTACTTTGTGAAATTTCGGTGTCTAATATTTTTTTTTGTGCTGCTTTTGCCTCTACTTGTTTTTTTAATTCTTTTTGTTTTTTTGCTTGTTTTACTCCTTGTCTTATTTGTCTTTTAGGTATTTTAATATGTCCGCTTTCATCTAAACTTAATAATTTTTTTCCATAAAATTTATTACCTTTATTAAGTGCATCTAATGCATTTACTAAATCCGTTTTATTTTTTCCTTGAACTTTTAAACCTAATTTATCAACAGTTTTTTTTACAATTACTTTTAATTGAATATTTGTTAAATCTTCTAAATCATTTTTAGAAACTGACATATAGTATATATTAGAATTTTTATTTTATATTATTATTTTATATTATTATTTTCCTACCATTTTTTGTGCTAGTTCGTGAGCTTGCTCGAAACAGTATCCAGCCTTCATTAATTTTCGCATCTCTTTTAAGTGTGCAGGCGTGTGATGTTCTTTATGAGTTTTCATTAAATCTTTTTGACGTTTTGATAAATCTTTACGTGGTTTGAATAATGGTTCAGGCATTTGTAAAGGCATTTTTTCTTTTTTTTTCATTGGTTTCATACTTGAAGAATTAACATTTTTAACTGCTGGATTTTTACCATAGTGTGTTGGCATTATATAATATAAATTAGATAATTAAAATGATACTTTGCATTTTTCATCTTTTGATTTGAAAAATTCAGGAACTTGATCTTTTTTAAGTATTTTTCTTTTATAAATATAATTTTTTTTAAAATACTCTTTTTGATATTCTGCTAATTTTTCTTTATTTTTTTCATTATATTTTTTTTGTCTATCAATAATATATTCTTTATTTTTTTCATAATATTTTTTTAATCTTTTCTTTTGTCCATCATCATATTTTTTATTATTTTCTCTATATTCTTTTTGAAAATCTAATAATTTTTGTTTATTTTTTATATAATATGTTCTTTGATATTGTGAAACTAAATCTTTATTATTATTTCTCCATTGTGTCTGATATTCATTAACCCTTTCTCTATTATTCTTTCTCCATTGTTTCATATATTCTTTTTTGTCCATATATAAAAAATTATAAAATAAATTTTACCATAAAACACGACGGGCATGATAGTTTGCAGATTTTGGATTATCTTTTGTTAATCCGTCTTTATTTTTTTGTGCTGCTGACCTATTTAAATAGTTTTTTTGTCTTTTTTTATCTCCATGGTCTAAATTTTTATGAATACCTGTTTTATCTTTGAAATGCTGGTATCTTATATCTCCAAAATGTATTTTTTTATCATCTACAATCACAACTAATTTTTTATTTTTTTTATCTGATTTCTCATAATTATATTTTCCTATTTTTACCATTTAAATAATATATAATATTATATAGATAATAAAATGTTGTTAAAATGGATTTTAAGACGATGTAAATGTAAATCGTCGTGTGTTTTTAATGATGAGTTCGACCACAGACACTTAGACAGAAGATTAACTGATTATAAATTAAAAAATAAAGATATTGAAGCAATATTATATATTTTACAAAAGAGAGAATTAAAAATAAAATGTAATGCAATTTAATATGGATAATAAATATAAAAAAGTTCAAATATCTAAAACTCGTAAAGTGCCGCGGTCCTATGTACCAAAAGGACTAACTCCAAAAGATAAAGCAAAACAAATTAAATCAATTTTAGAAGGTGAAAAAAGACCAAAAGTACAAAGCTTTACTTCTAAACGTTCATCTTATGTTGAACGTTTTGAAAAAAAGTTCGGTTATAAAGTTTCAAATAAAAGTAAAGTTACAAAAAATCTTATTACCGCTACAGGATATGAAAAAATATTAGATAAAGGTAAAGGAGCCTATTTCTCATCAGGTTCACGACCAAATCAAAATATGTTTAGTTGGTCTATGGCTCGCCTTGCATCATCATTACTTTATGGACCTGCCGCCCGTATCGATAAAAATATTTTATTACAATATGGTAAAGGAGATATATTGAAAGAAGCAAAAAAAAGATTTGAAAAAAAGAATAAAAAAATTAATAAATAATATATAGATTAATTTAAATATGCCTGATTGTAGTTGTCCCGTCTGCCTAGAAGAAAAAAAATTAAATAAAAAATTAGAATGTAATCATTCTATTTGTTTTGAATGTTATTCTAAATTATTGCAACATAAAATATATACTTGTCCATTATGTCGATTTAATTTTAAAAGTAATGTTGAAAATATATATTATAAAACAAGAAAAAGACGGCGTAATTTAACATTTGAAGAATATAGAGATAGAAGAATAAAAATTAAAGATAGGTATAATTTGAGGAAAAAGAAAAAAGACACGCAATTTTATAAATCAGGGGGAAATATAAATCAATATTAGTACAGTATTTTGCATCTATTGGAGAATTTACATTTAATTCTGGATTATAATAATTTATATATTGTCTTTCTATTAATCTTTGGACTTTATTATTTGGTACATTCCATGTTTTTAAAATTTCAACATTCCATTTTTTAAATCCTCCATGTTTTCTAATATATTTATACATATCTCTATTATATTTTACGTCATTTTTATTATGTGTTGCATATTTATGATATTGAATTCTTTTATTTATGTTTTTAGTTGAACCAATATAAATTTTTTTTATATTTTTTTTTACACAAGATATTTTATATATAATTATTTTCATATATAAAATATTAGAAAATATAATTTTTCGATTATCGAGAATTATTCTGAATTTTTAGTATATTCTAAAAATATAGTATTATTTGTACCTAATTGTCCAATAGTTGATCTATCAGCATTTAAAATTCTAATATTTAGAGATGATAAAATAAAAGGTTCTTCGCTTTCGTGTACATAAGGAATTGACCCGCTGTATCCTTCCATAATAACAAAATCAGCCGTGGCATAATATCTGCTTACTATTGCTTGAATTGAGCCCGTGTTGTATCCTCTTACATCAGTATTTGGTAAACCGTCAATTTCAATAATAAAATAACCATCTGATAGATGAGATTGTGAGACTGAATTTTGGGCGAAAATTTCAAAATTATTTAAAATTGCAGAATCTGTAACTGGTTGTTCTGTATCAAAATCTGCTCCTTTTACGACTGCTGAATCACAACCAGTAATTCCTGATGTAGCATTGACAGCCATTTCTAAATCTACGCTATAAGTTGTTACGCCATTTTCAACACCTCCTCCTACGGCATCAGTAAATGACGCGTTAACTTGACCCTGTTGTTTTTGAACAAATAAAGAGGAATCAAAACCCAAAATATCTTGAATAAATGGCCTTTGATCTGTTGCAAGATCAGTAAATAAAACACCGCCTGATTCTCCAATTAATAATTTTTTAGTTCCTACAGTAACCACAGAATTAACAACCTCTACTGCGCCTGCTGCTCCTCCTCCTCCTGCTGAAAAAATAGGTTGATGAAGTTGAGTAAATACAAATTTTTGAGTTTCATCATTGAATTGCAATGACATTTCAGAGCAACCAAAAAAATATGATACGTTCGCTGTTTTATCAATTTGTAATATACTTTTCCCATCTTCGCGAACAAAAAAAGGTAAATCTTCCTTATCATTTCCCCAATTTACTTTTTCAGCAGGGTCTGTAACTTGTGCAATACTGGTAAAATATGGATTATTAAACATGAATTTAGTATCGACATCATTTTGGTCATTTGTAAATGTAAATGTTCCAGTGTTTCCTCCTGTTGGAATAGTTTTAGAAATAATCAATTTATCGGTTATTGTACGTGCTAAATCATCAGGCGAGTAGTCCCCTTCATCAAGTTTGAAATTATAAATAAATGGCAATGGTTCGATAGTTGTCGATGCGACTGAGGTTTGAGTTGTTATTTGAAATGTTGAAACGTCAGTAATCCCATCTTTTTCTAATGCTTTTGTATCATCAAACACAATATTACAACCTGCTGTTTTAGTTCCATTATCAAACATTGGTATTTTGAAAGTTGTAGGCGCTCCTTTTTGGTTACCATATTTAAAAGTAACTAAATCGTCCGTATATACTCCAGAGCCAATTCCTACTGTTGCATGACTTGTGATAAATTTAGTATGATCTTGAGGGTCGGGTGCTTGAAATGAAAAAGTTACATCAAAACCATTCAAAAAATTAGGGTTACTCGCAGGGTTAGGCCCCCTTGGTTGTTTAATATCTTTTCTTGGGATTTGGATTTCTGTTATAAATCCTAAATTATTAGTTTGACCTCCTGATTTTTTAGAAAAAATATATCTTTGACCATCTGGGTGTACAATACCTGATCCATTTAAATCTTTAAAATGAAATTGGGGAGGTGTTGTCTTTCTGTCTGTAATATATAAAAAATGTTTTAAACTTACATTCTGATTTGTTGCATCAATTTTTATTTTCCCTTGTGTTGTGCTTCTGGTATCTAAAAAGACTTGTTTTATACCGATAGAATCCCCCTTATTTAAAACTAAGTATGGGTCAATATTTGTTGTAAATTCGCCTCTTTGTTGAATTGGGTTTGAGTTGTCATTCCCTCCGCTTAAAGATTCACGTAGTGCTATAATTTTTGACATTATATATAATATAATATAGAAAATTATTTTTAAATTTAAATAAATCATTGCATGAATTAAACATAAACAATATTGTAACTTCCATTATTTAAAACAAAAGCTTTGACAACTTCAGCTTCAACAAAAAGTTCTAATTTTGAATTATATTGTGTATCGGTGCCATCATTTGTACCTCCTGATTGTCCTGTACGTGAATATTGAAATTTTAATTCATTTACTTTCTGTCCAACGTAAACACCGAAATAATTTTGGTTACCATTTGGAATATTTGCTAATGTAAGAGAATTTCCAGTTTCATATGAGTTATCAACATGATATAAGGAGGTCTCGTGTAAATTAAGAGATCCGAAAGAATCAGATAAAAGGGCTAATGCTCTGTTATCTCCTTTGAATCCGTCGGCATCTGGAGCAATAGGACGACCATTAACAGTTAACTGATATTGTTCTTTATTACCTGAGTTAGAGCCATGCACACCGAATCTATCATTTAATGTGTTAGCAGTAAAGTAGGATGAGAGACTTGCAAAATTTTTATTAATTCTAAGACGTTCTACACGTTTCCCTGAAAATCCCTTTAATGTTTGTTCTACTGATTGGCGAGTGCCTGCGGTTGTTGCTCTTACTTGAAATCTATCATGTTCAACAACATTATATTCAAAAGATTTAACAGAACTTAACATTGCGTTAGACACTTTAGGATCCATTATTCTGTCAACAATTAATAATGGGCGACTTTCTGATAGGGTGCCGCTTACATTATCTTTATTTGTGAATAATTTTGAATCGGTGTTATATTCAACAACTAATCGGAGATCTTTGAACATTTTAGAAGATAAAATAGGCATTTTTGCTAAAAATGAGAATACTTGTTGTAAATTTAAATATGCATTATTAATACTAAGATTTGCTGTTACGTCGGGTGCTGCTGGAATATTATCATTTTGTTGGTCTTTAACAAGTGTTTGTCTTTTGTCTGCTGCAATTATTCCTCCTTTTTGTTGGTTTGTGTAACCTAAATTATTATAATCTAAAGCACGACCGACACCACAGTTGTAAGCATTACTACTTAATAAATTTTTAAATCCAATATAACGATGGAAATCACGAATGGCTGCGAGTTCTACTTGTCCGTCGTATAAATATAAATTTCTAATTACACCTAAGGCCCCACATTGGTCATTTGATTGTGAAGCGTTACTTGTTTCAACTGGTTGAATATTTATTAATTTTAAATTAGTGTTCATATCCATTCCACGCATCCTGAATTCAGAACGAGAATTTGGAATATGTACAACAGCCTCTAAAATTTCGGTTTTTATTGTATCATCTGAATAAAAAGACATATATATTTAATTTAGAAATAATTTTTAAATTAATTATACATTTTTATATATTTGTTTCATGATTATTTCTAAATTAAACAGAAACTACATTATGAAAATACATATAAATATTATATGGAATAACATTTGATGCATTTGATTTTACTTGAACTGATAATTTATTATTCATAAAATTCATAACTTGAGGAAATTTAAGACCAGATATAAAACCATTGTTACCTCTGATATTTTCATAATTACATTGCTGATGACCGGCATTTCCGAGAGCCTCGAGACCCCTAACTACCATATCAGATGGCGAATCAATAACATATTGAAGGTATCCATTAGTACTATCATTAATTAAAAATTGTAATTCGCTAATCCCTTCAGGCTGTGCTAAAGTATTAGGATCAAAAACTAATGAGTTTTCATCTGCTTGTCTAACAAATGAGACAGCCACAGACTCAACCATTGAGTTAACTCTTGCATCAACATTTGCAAAAGGATTTTGAAGTGTACCTTTAATAACTGAAACTGTGCGCATATTAACTTGAGGTACTGGGACAGGCTCGACGGTTCTATATGTTAATTTAACGTCGGATAAATTATAATTAGTTGTAGCAACTACACCATTGCCTACTAAAAATGAAGCAGTTCTTGCTAATACAACAGATATTTTAACTAATCCAACCCTTGCTAATGGTAAATCATTATCCATTTTATTGAGACAACAAGAAGGTTTAAATGAAAAATCCGCATTTGAGAAATTTGCTGCACCATCAGGTTTTACGCCAGATGATAAAGCAAATGCGGCATCTTCTGATGGTACCTTTAATTCACATAATTTTAAAGAGTCGTATGTGTCATCTTTTCCTCCTGTTGCTGATTCAACCATATTAATATATCGACCATACCCTTGTTGTAAATTTTCAACTACTTGACCATCAAAGCTTACATTGATACTTTTTATTGCTGCATGAATTCCCAGACGTGGATTGTAGCCCACATTGTCAGCAAATAAAAGTCGAGTAGCAGCGGCGGAATTTACTGTTAATTCGCCCTCAATTCTTACTGAGTTTCTAACTAAGTTTCGATCTGATTTAATAAAAAAATCAACAACTTCAAATTCTGTATAACTTGCTTTTTGAGGTTCAGCATTAACACTATGATAAATAACGTTCATATAATTTAATTTAGAAATTATTTTTAAATTAAATTAAACTATTTTAATATATTTTTTCAATAGTTCTAAACTGCTTTTCTTAATTCTTTAAAAATTTGAATATCATTCATAGTACCTGCATTTGCTACTAAATTAAGTTCTACTAATTTCATGTTTTGACTTAATGGCATAGGTTCCCAAACTGGGTAAAGATCATCAAAAGTACCGCCTCTTGTTCTCATATCATTTTGATGACCCCTTTGCAATTTTTGGGCTAATAAATGTTTAGGCTGTAATCCTGCGTTCATTGCGTATCTATTAAGACGGTCATACATAAGAGGAGATGACCTAACAACATTTCTATTTGTTAAATCTCTGTTGTCTACTGCTACTCTATATGATAATAAATTTTTATCTGAAAACACACTACCTGCTTCATCTTTACTTACTACAATCATATTGACACAATTTGGTTCTAATTCATACTGTCTTTTAGCATCTGCTATACCTCCTAAGTTGTCTTTTTCTGAAGAAAATGTAGTAAAAAAATAAGGGTTTTGTATTTGTGGGTTATCTGCTCTTTTATATAAAACTAATTGAGGGTTAAAAATTCTAAAAGATTTAGTATTTGCCTCATAAGGGCCAATAAATATCCCCGCCATATCACCTGCACCAGAAATAACAGAATCTAATTTCAATGAAACTACACCAGTACCTGTATCATAAGTAATATTAATAATTTTTCTTTTTGTTGATGCGTGGGCTACCCCATTAAGAGTTCCTGCTGTTGTAACTATAGGCATTCCGATGTAATATGGGATTTCTTCTTTGTAATTATCTTTATAAGTTTTTGTAAGTGCTAAAACATCTGTGCATGGTGCATTTGTAATTTGGCCGTATCCTTCTTTTGAGCCTCCAGTGCCGAAAGCATCAGCAACGAAAGCTGTATTATCTAAACCTAATCTATCAAAATCAATTTCAAAATGAACTCGTGTTTGTCCGTTCTGTGATGTACTGTGTGCGTTATTTTTACAGTAGTTAAAAACATCTTTTAAATGTACTCTATGTTCAGCATCAAGATTTTGAGATACAGTAACGCCAGTATCTAAAGTAATATCATCATTACCTGCTTGAATTAATGGCGAGATATACCCCCACGTATGATTTGATTGAACGCCTATAACATTGTTCAATTGACTTTGGAGTCTGTTTTCTTCTGACATAAAATAACTATTTTGATTTAATCTTAATACATTTACATCTCTTAAATTTTCAATATATCCTTTATTTTGTGCTTCCATATTTGCATGTTTAATAAGTGCAACTGGTTCTACATATTTATCAGTCTGTGGGGTTGTTTTAACGTTGAAAGTCATTGCATGATTAAATACGGCGTCCGTAACATTTGGACCTCCGTTGGCGGAGTCATCCGATGTAGTCTGACGGACTCTTAAACTTAAATATGATTTAGATAAATCAATAACTGAACCATCATTAGGAATATTAAAATCTAAAAGGTTTTGAGTTGATGTTATTTCACCTCCTTGCTCTGCAGTAATTCTTACGATACTATCCATATATATATAAATTAGATATTTTTTTAAATTATTATTATTATTATTTTATATCTTCTGAATTTTCTTTTTTTTCTTTTTGTTTTAAATACCAATTTCTTTTTTGTTGTGCTATTTTTTCTTTATTTTCTTTTCTATAATTTTTTTGATATTCTTTATAGTCTTCTTTTTGTCTATAATTTTTTAAATGTTCTTTATGAGTTTGTCTCCAAGTTTTGCAATATTCAGCATGTTTTATTTTATTATATTTTTTTGGTTGAGTATCATTAATTTCTTCAGAAATAATTTCTTTATCTTTATTTTCATTATTTTCGTTTTCCATATATAATACTATATATTTTTTTCTTAAATATATTATTTTCTAATATATGTAAGAAAATAGATTTATTAGGGGGCTTATTCATTGGCACAATTGGCCTAGAATATGATATATAGACTATAAAACTTATGTCAATCGTGGCAATTAGAAAACGAAATGAATAAGAGTAATACATATTGAAAAAAGTTTTCCGCTGAGAATAGATTTCTTTTATAAATTAAAATAATTTATGCAATTTTTTCAAAATTTGAATTCATATATAATCCTTTTAGTCTAGAATTAGTATAATTTATAACTACAAAATCATGCTGTTCATTTAGTTGCGCTCGCATAAGGTCTTTAAATTTATTTCTGTTTCCTAAAAAATTATGTTCATCTGTTATTTTATCTAATTCTTTTTCATTCATATTAAATAAAATTAAAAAATTTGCATTAAATCTGCATACTGGCAGATTATGACTATAATATTGTGATGTTACAAAAATTGAAATACCATGTTTTCTCCCATTGCAAAATACCCGCGAAACTGCATTAAATAAACCTTTACGAAGGCTACCATCAAAGCTTAAGTCATCTAAAATTATTAATTTGGGTAAAACTTTTTTAGCACCGAGTGCTTCTTCTTCCTGAAAATCTTCGACTAATTGTTCATATAATTGATTTAATATTTCATCATCAAATTCAGTAAAAATATTTATACAAGGTATCTTTTTTTTCTCAACTAACATTTCCATTTTTTTATCATTTACCATAGGGGAGAATAAATATATATTTTCTCCTTCAAAATCATTTTTATAAAATCTACTATCACACAATAAAGAAATAATCGCTGAAGTTTTACCCGAACCAGTGCGGCCTACCAATAAAGCACGTAGCGGTAAATCTCCTAAAATACCCTTATCAACTTTAGTTAGTTTATCACTTTTATCTTTTACTTTTTTGAATTTTAAGTCTTTATTAACCATATATATAATATATTATAATTTTTTTTTTTATTTTAAAATCTCATATTATTATATATGGATTCATTAAGTAATTATCAAGGATTAATTTCTGCAGTAGGTGAAGTTAATAAAATTAAAGCGGATGATTTATCAAGTAAGGAAGAAGAAGCAAAAGATAGAATTAAAGAGTTCACTGCTCCTTTTGAGATGACAGCAACCGACCATTTAGTTGATTTATTAGGAGGACAGGCTGAAAAATTTGGAAAAAAATATGGTTTAAAATTAGAAAAAGCAAAACAATATGTTAATGCTTATAAACAGAACGGAGCGCGTGGTGTATTAAATCAAGCATCTAATGATATACAAGAAGCACGTAACGCCGTATCGGTACCTGAAGGAGGACGTGCCCCTGCAACTAAAGCGTTGAGATTAGAAGACATGACTGATGAAGAATTTAGTCAAGTAAAGGGTATTACTAAACAGGCTATCGATGCTCAAGTTCAACAATTAAGTCCAATAGATAAACAATTATTTACTCAAGATTTAAAAGACAGGGTAACCTCTGCCGATATAATACCTAATGATTTAGCAAGATTTAAAGCAAATCAACAACATGCAATAGACTCATTAGAACGTGTTAAATCGTGGAATCAAAATGTATCAAATGTAGATGTACATAACGGCCCAAATTATAATGCTCCAAATAATGATACTGCTATGGATTCTCAGTTGAAATCTCAATTAACTAATGTTACAGATGATGATGATGCTTTTCAAGGCGGATTAAAATCAACTACTCAAGTGTTCGCTAATAAAGCAAAGGATGTAGATGAAGTAGCACAGAAAGCCGTCAAAGTAGAGTCAAAAGGTAAAGAATTTTTAAATCAGGCCTCAAAATTAGGTGAAGATGTAGGCAAAGGTGCTGTAGAGGGTGAGGAGGGAGGCCCTCTTGGTGATATTGTCGGTGCTGCTGTAGGTGTTGGTACATTTCTTTCTGGATTATTTGCTGCTAGACACGCAGCCCATCACGTATCCGCCGCACCCATCCTTAATTATGCAATACAAGAAGGCGCATAATCATTGCAAGCAAACCTATTTAAATTGGTCCCAGAATGAAGTAACCCCATGTCTAAATGCAGGTTTAGGTTTAGGTTTAGGTTTAGGTACATAGCTATCTTTTTTAAACGGGTCTTCTGTTGTATGTGTAACTTTTGGTGTTGGTGTAGGCGGTCTTTTTTTTAATTCCTTCACTTCCATCACTACAGGTTCAGGCATCTCTTTAATAGATTGTTTTTTTAATTGTTCTCTTAATTCTTGCATTTCTTTTTTTAATCTTGATGTTTCTGAATCATCATTTTTTATAAAAGATTTTGCTAGTAATGCATCTTTTGCTTCTTCCTCATCTTTTTTTTGTGCTTTTTTTAATAATCTATTTTTTCTTCTTGTTTCTAATGATTTTTCTCTACCTCTGCGAAGATTATCTAATAACTTTTCTTTCTGTTCAGGAGTTAAAACTCTTTTCTTTTTTTTAGGTTTGATGGTCTTATTTAAATCTACGGGTTCAGGAACTTCTTTAACTTCGGGTACTTCTTCAGTTGGAATATTTTGTTCAAATATTTCAGAATCTGACATTATATATATATACTACAAAATAATTTTTATAATAATTTTGTAATATATTTTCAATAGTATAAATAATTATTTAATTAATAAATTAAGTACAGAAGATCCGGTTAATGTTGGTGTTGAACCATCTATATTTAATATTCTTGCATTTATATTTCTTAAAGATATAGTTTGTGCATTTTTGGTATTTACGAAATATAAATTATTGGGTTCATATTCTATAACATTTATTTGTTCTTGTTGTGGAATTGATGCTATAATATTACGTCTTCTTCCTTCGGCTGAATCATAACTCTCGATATCAATACTATTTAATTCTATTAAAAAATTTTTAGTAAAAATAGAACCGTGGAAAGTTGAAATACCAGAAATAAATAAAGTATTTAATAAAGTACCCGTGAATGAGTCAGTAAATTGTTGTTCGGTTGCTGTTGTTACTTTATCTCTAATTCCTAAATAATTAGCAACAGCACGTGCCATTGTTAATCTACCCTCGCATATTTCGCCGATTGGTCGTGGTATTATTGGCGTAGCAGTAAAACCAGCAGTAACTACTTTTAAATCTGCAATTGCTGCGTCATGTTTTTTATGTAAATTTCTATAATTTGCATGTAGTCTTGTAATTGGTATTAATTCACTATCAAAAAAATACATATCAGGTGTAAATTGTACGTGTCTAACTGTTAAATCATCTTTTTTTGCTTGAATAGATACAAAAGGGAATAAATCAATAAAATCATTTTGAGAGTATGGAGTATTAAATAAAATATCAGGATTTGCTTGTCCGTGTCTATAAATAGTACCGAATATTTCATCTCCAATAATTGATAACTCCATTACATCAGGATTTGCACCTGTACATGTTGCATTAAAAGTTGATGCTTTAACAGCGAGTCCCTTTTGTTCTAAATATGTATAAGGATGACCGTCTCCATTATTTTTTATGAAAAATTCAGCAAAAACAAATTCGTCTCTATCGGTTTGACTTAATCCAATTTTACATCCATCTGTATTTGCTATGGTTTCAAATGGTACGGCTCTAAATACTTTTATGCCATTACCTAATGGTATATCCGAAATTATATGAACTCTATCATCAGGATTTGACACGTTATTAGAATTAAACATTGCATTTCCTGCAAGTGTAATCCCTGTATTACCTCCTATTAATTCTACCCTATCTAATACTTCAAAATCTGAATAAAAAGATCTTTTATATCCTATATTAATTAAATTATTTTCATCCGGTATAACTTGGAAATCAATCCCTAAAGTTGTGGAATTCATAATCATTGCTTCATTAAATTTTTTAGAAACATCATTAAAGAAAAGTTGAAAGTTTCTATCACTATAAAATACTTCATCTAATACTACACCTAAAGTTATCTCAGATAAATCCGTTAAATTTGTTAAAGTAAAAGTCAATCTATTATTTGATTGATTAATATCAATTGTTGTTAATGCAGATCTAAAAGTCGCAGATTGTAGGGCTATTTCAGAATTAGGTTCAACTATAATTTCAGTATTAAATTGTGTATCGAAAAATCCTTTAGTATCAGTACTTACTAATCTAATTAATTTCATTATATAATATTAATTAGATTTTTTTTTTTCAATCTTCCTAATGTGTTTAACTAACAACTGATATTGTATAAGTTCTATCTGCTCCTCCAGAATTTGCTATAACTATGTGATAATGATTTGCTAAATATCGACAAGTTATAAATTTAGAGCCTGCTGAGGTTGCTGATTCTATAAAAGATGAGGCTCCTGCTGATGGAACTGCATATTTAGTGCTTGATGCTGTTCTACTTGCTTGAACTGTTGCGGTGAATCCATCTCCGGTGCCCGCATCAACTTCGACCAAGAAACAAACCAAACCTCCCGCGGGAAGTTGTGATAAAGAAATTACTGCGGAAGTATCTGATGCGGAATTCGCGATTGTGAAAGTTCCCCCTGCATCATTAGTTGTTATAATTTGTTGAGATATTCCGGCTCCTCCTGTTGTTACTCTTAGTTCTCCATCGGCATTTACTGTCATAGGAACATAATCACCATCTGCTCCTAAATCACTATGTGAATCTTGTCTAACTACTAAACTCATAATTCCTTTATCTCCTGAACTGTGTGCGGCATCTTCTGTTTTTATTGCGCTTTCTATTGTTTCTACTGCTCCTTCAATTTCTGACAGGTGTGTAACCTGTGTGTCTTGTTTTCCTTCCATTGAAGTTAAACTTGCTTCTAATGCTGTTAATAAAACTTCGTTTGCGGCGTGGTCTGTATTTGCGGCGGTTAATAAAACTTCAATTGCTGCCATATCTGTTTCGATGGCTGTTAA